CTTCCCCTCCGGCTCAGGGTCCCCCGGGAGCGGCCCGAGCAGCGGCCGGGCCATCCTCTCGCCACCCGCGATCCGGTACGACACCTTGCCGCCCTCGACCCGCAGCCCGGTCGGCTCCATCCCGTGGTCGACGGTGACGGCCTCCAGGAGGGCGACGTGGACAGCGTCGGCGCTCAGCCGCTGCGCGTCCTTCACAGCCGCCGCGGTGTCGGCCTTCGCCAACGCGGCCGGGTCCAACCCCGCGGCGCGCGCCAGATCCTCGACCGCGCGTTTCTGCGCCTGCTCCTGGACGGAGTCCAGCGCGTCACCCAACCGTTGCGCCAGCGCCTTCGTGGACAGCGTCCGCGCGAGCCGGTTCGCGCCGTACAGCACAGGCGAGAACTCGTACACGATGACTTCGTGCAGCGCGCGGTACGCCTTGCCGGGCGCCAGCGACTCCTGCGCGTCCTCGTCCACCCACTGCACGTCAGGGCTGGAGTAGCCGATCGACCAGCCCGCCGAGCCGCCCTCCAGCTCCCCGAAGAACACCAGGTCGGACAGGGCGTCCTTCGCGATCTGCTTGTCGAGGTTGAACTGTGCCCGCGCCCACAGAGCGCCGTACCCGGCGTTTAGCAGGTCACCCGGAAGCCTCGCGTCGCCAGGCATCCACTCCTCAGCCTGGAGGGCGTTGCCGACTGCGGCGGCGATCTCGAAGCGGTGGTCGACCGACACCTTCGGCAGCGGGATCGTCTTCAGCCCGCGCTCGAACGCGCCCGGGATGATGATGTCGTTGTGGTCGTCGAGGTTGCCGGTGACGCCGGGCAGGACGTCCACGACGCCCTCCATGGCGTCGATGAGCGTCGCCTTCGTGGCGAGCGGCGCGGCCTTCCGCTCGATGACCTGCTGGGTTGCGGTTGCGGTCGTCTCGTTCATGTCGGCAGCTCCTCTAGCACTTCGCTGTCGTGCACGACGACCGGTCCGCCGTCCTCGACGACGGCGTACACCTCGTCGCCGTCCTGGGCGATGCCATAGGTCTTCGCGCGTACCAGGTGCACCTGTAGGGCGACGTCTGCGGCTGCGTCGTCGACCCGGTCTGCCCAGTCTGTGACCTGTACGCGGGCCAAGTGGACCTTGCGGTGGTTGGGTTCGTGGGCGGCTGTGGGCGCGTAAACCCACCGCCACTGCCCTGCGGCCGGGTGGGGGTCAGCGTGGGCCATCAATGCTCCTGTTCCTGTCGACACGGACCGTCGGGCTCACGCCGCCACCCTCGCTGGCTGAGCACTGTCGTAGGTGAGACTGCACCGACACTGGATGACCTCGTCCGCAGGTGCAGCCGGATCCCCCGGATAAGCCATTTGCGCGCCGCCGACGCTGAACATCTCATTCATTGCGACGATTTGGCCGTCCGCATCCCTATGACTCTGCCGTGTTCGCTGATCGACGATCGCGAGCCATCGCTTACGGGCCACCACGTTGGACTGCTTCGCGGCCATGAAACTGCCCGCGTTGCTGGCGCCCACGACCTCCGTACGGGCAATCACCACCGCACGTGTCTCGGTGAACCCGTCGAACACCTCCCGCACCCGAGCGGCCAACTGCTCGATCCCCTCCCCTGCCGCCTCGCCATGCGCGAGCGCCGAGCGGACCTCCGCCCACGTCGTGTCCTCCACCCCCCGCAGCCGGTTGGTGAGCTGCCCGATCGCCTCGGTCACCTCCGGGTTGCGGACGTTGAAAGCTGGCGCGTCGTCGCCGGCGAGCGCGGCGAGCTGCTGCTCGGCGACGTCCTCCATCAGCTCCGCGTACAGCCCGGCCATCTCCGCGGTCAGCTCCTCCGGCCAGCGGGCGGGCCGCAGGGAGTCCCAGTCGACCGCCTTCACGTCGCGGTCAGGCGTGCGCTGCTCCCAGAACCTTGTGCCGTGGCGGAACTTCGCCGACGCCAGGACCGCGAGGACGTGGCGGCGTTGGCGGCCGAAGTGCTGGCGGAGGACAGCGGTGACCGGGCGTTCCCAGCGGGCCCGGAGCGCCTCGATCGCGGCAGCCGGGTCGTCGGCGAAACCTTTGCGGCGGGAGGCGTGCAGAGACGCGACGGTGACAGGCTCGTCCTGCTCGTCCTCGTCGGGGCGTTCACGGACCGGCCGTGTCTCCTCGGGCGGAGCGGCGTGGACGTGCTGCGGTGACTCGCGGTCCCCGACCTGGACGGGGGTGACGTTGTCCGGCAGCAGGACCGTCCGCTGCTTGCGGCTGCCCTCCTCGTCGCGGCCGGTGAGTTCCCGGTACTCCTCCCACGCCAGCAGACCCCCGGCCACCTCGGCGGCGAGCCCTTGGCGCCGCTCCCGTTCCTCCTGCTCCAGCACGTCCACACCGGTCAGGTCGAACGTGCAGAACGTGTCCTCCCGGTCGTCGAGACGATCGAGCGGCCCGGCGAGCATCGGGAGGTGGCCGAGCGCCATCGTCTCCTGCCAGAACGCCAGCCGTTCCACCCTGGCGTTCTGGAACGTCCGGTCAGCCGCGTGACCGAGCATCGACTCAGGCACCCCGAACGCCATCAGGATCTCGTCGCGTGTTCCCTTGCGTGTCTCCACATGCTGCGCGTCGCGGGCGGTCACGCTCAGGTCGGCGTAGTCGATGCCGTCCGCGCCGGACACCACCCTGGTCTTGCCCGCAGCGCCCGGCCCGGCGTTGAACCCGTCCCGCAGCTCGCGGGCGTCGTCGTCGGACACCTGACCCCGCAGGTTCAGCAGCCCCGCGGGTCGCCCGTCGTTCATCAAGAAGTTCCGCAGGTACAGCCGGGCGTACCAGTCGGTGTCGACCGCCAGCCCGGCCGCCTCCAGCGGGGTGAGCGACAGGTACGGGTCGATCGGGTCGGGGAGCCGGAACCACACGACGTTGTCGGGACGCAGGATGTCCTTGCGGCCGGAGTCGAGCAGCACCTCGAAGCCGCTGACGAACCTCCGGGGGTCGGGGATCGGCCGTGTCCGGTGTGCGGGCAGCAGGCTGAGGCCGACGGGTTCGCCGCCGTTGCTGCGGACCACCTCCAAGAACGCGCCGCGCCTGCTGAGCAAAAGTTGCATGGACAGCCGCATCCGCAACGCGAACGCGCCCTCGTGCTCGTTGGGCCGCTGGTTCAGCAACCGGCCGAGAAAATGGTCTTCGACCTCGGGGCCGTCGTCGCGGTCGTCCTGTCTGACGACGAACCGCAAGCTCGCCTGGTTCGCGGCGATCGCCGTCACGCAGCGTGACACCCATGTGGAGCGGTGAAGCCCGTCGCGGACCGCCTTCTCCAGATCCCACCCGGACGGGTCGTACGGTTTCCCGTAGCTCCAGGTGGGCAGCGCGGTGGACCGGGTCGTGGACGCGGCGCTCTTGCGCTCAGGTGGGCGGTCGAGGGAGGCGAACAGGCGGCGGCTCACCCTGGCTCCTCAGGGGGGTCAGGCACGTCCTCCATGGCGTACCAGCCGAGCGCGCCGGTCACACCGGCCGCGGCCACACACCCGGCGGTGAGGCCGCCTGCGGCGCTGCCGCCGAACACCACAGTGCCCGCGCCGACGGCGACGGCGGCGAACAGCCCTGCGAACAGGTAGAAGGCGAGGGCGAGACGGTCACGTACGCTCACATGACGGAGAGTACACGTGAGGTCACGTCATCCGGTCAGACCAGCAGCCTGATGTCTCGCTGGCCGACCATCAGCTCGGTCGCGGCCCACACCAGCCAGTCCAGGCGGTTCGGTGACTCGCCGCTCTCCGGCGTCCAGTTGCACATCTCGTCCTCAAGCTCAGGGAAGCTCCCGACGTGGGACACCCGGTCCTGCTCGTAGAGGGCGCTGACGGGTTCGGCACGAACGGCCTTGCCGCGTGACGCGGTGACCAGGGTGACAGGTACAGGCCCTGCGCCCATGGACCTGGCGGCCGTCTGCACGACGTGCTCGACCATCTGGCCGCCGAAGTTGCGTTCGGCCACGATCCGGTCGGCGGAGAAGTCCAGGTACGCCTGGACGGCGCGGCGGCCCCACCCGTCAGGGGTCAGCCTGCATGTGCGGTCGGCGACGACGTAGCCGCGGCCGTCAACGCCCTTGCCCATGACACCGACGCCCTGCTCGTCGTTCTCCGGGTCGTCACCTCCGGACGGGTCGACCGCGACGACGACACGG